ACATTGATTAACATCCCTGCTTTATCTTCCTTCCATTTATAGTTTCTAAATTCACTAATAGCATTGGTTGAGCTTTTAAGTATATGTATCTTATATCTTTTTAATAAGTCAATCCCTGCATTAACAGAGTCTTTTCCCTTGATGCTTGGAAATATATTATGACCCATTCTCCTTAATTCATTTATTAGTCTTGGTTCAGCACTATCAGCATAGATTGGATTAGGTAATAGCTTTTCTTCTTTCAAGAAATTACTAATATCATTGGTAGTCATTTGTGTTCTATAAAGATGTTCTTGAACATAAAGGTTGTGTCCTTGTGTATAAACAGACACTAACGTACTTGGGTCGTTTGTATAACCAAAATCCATTCCATAAGCTATTAGGTTTGCATCCACAGGAATTTGATTAACCTCAACATATTTAAAGATTGTACTTTTACTAGCTGCTCTTTCACCTAATCCATAAATTTGCCAATATTGGTCATCCGTATCTCTTAACCTTTCTATCTCTGCTTTTATAGAATCTTCAACAAATGGATTGTCTAAGTAGGTTGTTTTAAAAAATGCACAATCTTCCCTAGTTAGTACTTTGTCATAAATCCAATGGTATTCATCACTTGGGTTAAAGTCTAATATAATTTGGTCTTGTGTTCTAAAAACTAACTGTTGCCAATCTTCAAAGTATAATTCATTTGCTTCATTAATAAAAAGCAAATCTCTTTTACGACCTCTAATCTTTTGTGGTTGGTCAAGTGATATAAACTCAACTAGATTTCCAAACAAGTGATATTCTGAATTTGACTTATTATGGAACTTTTCTGAATACACATTGTTAGATTGCAAGATGCCAATAAAGTCTCTTAATACAGTAGCTCTTAAACTTGGGAATGACTTACGACAAACTGTGATTACCTTGTTATTGTTTTTTGCACAATACTCAAATATAATCCAAAGTAAGATATTAAATGTTTTGCCTGACCTTGTACCACCCTGCTCAACTAATATCTTTTTTTTATTTCTTACTAAGTGCTTATAGACTACATTAGTCTTTATCTTTAATTGAGTCAATTATCTCTATTTGAAAATTAGTAGGCATCCCCTCTGCTCCTGTAATTTCTTGTCTTTCAACATACCCTCTATTCTTTCCTTTTGTTTTTAAATAAAAGATTGTTGCACTTGTATTACCACCTTGAATTTGTTGATGCAATTGACTCTCTGCAAAATCAATAGCTACATTTTGAATGTCATCAACTTGTTCTTTAAATTTATAATCATTGTTGTAATAATCATAATAAGTGGAACGATGTATTCCCACATTCTTACAAGCTGTTGTAACAACCCCTAATGATTTTTCTAGTGCTATTAGTAACTTCTTTTTTATAGTGTCGGATTTGTCGGTCATTTCTTTCTTTTTGGTTCGTTAGTAAATGGTATATCTTCTTTATAAGTATCCCAAGCAATATTATTTCTTTCTCCTTTTATTAGTTTAGGAAATAAATACCTATAATTAATTTTATGATGTAATCTACCACCATTTTGTTTTTGTTTCTCTGCACTACAAAGACTTGGAAATTGAATTGGAACAACAAGTGCTTTAGTTAATAGTTTTGATTCATTATATGTTGGAGTCAATCCACCCTTTTGTGTTGCTGATGCTGTTGGGTTTAATGCCAATCCAGTTCCTAGACTTCCTGTAAAAAAACCTTCATTCATTAAACCTGCAAATTCGCAAGTATCATTGTCAAGAACTCCCTTTCTTCCTTTGTATATATATTTAGTATTATAAAAAGTTGTGTTCATTACTTTCTTTCTAAACATTTTTTTGTCTGGTACTTGAAACATATCCCCTGTTTGACTTAAAGCAAAAACACCAATCTTTTGTTTAAGCATAAATTCTTTGATACCTTCAAAAACCAAATCAAAATCTTCTAATACAGCACCTCTAGTATATATTGCAAATGGTTTTATTTCAAATTGTCTTGTGTCATCATCTATGTGTATAAAGAAATCAATGTTATTTTTTTTAGCTATATCAAAAAACATATTACAACATTGCCCTGTTGACCTTCTTAACTTACTAGCTCTATGAACATAATCATAAGTTTTAATTGATTCTTCCATATTAAAAATATGCAAATTGCACTTCAATCTTTTAGCTTCATCTTGATAATCTTTAGTGTCATCCGTATCATCATCAATAACAATATGAATTTTCTTTGGGTCGTATCCTATCTTTTCAATAAAATACTTTGCTGTTTTTATGTTCTTAGCTCTTTGATAGCTTGGTATAAATATATCAATCATTAAATAATGTATTATCTGTAAAACTCAATATCTTAATTAAATCATCTTCTATAAAGCCATTAAGACCATTGTCAGTTAATACCAATCTTAGTCTTTCTATTGCTTTTTTTTCTTCTTCTCCTGCATTAAAAAAATAATAGTTTGCTATACTTTCAAAATCTATTTTAATAAATCTATATATAAATAGTTTTAAAACTTCTTTTTGTTTTTTAGTTAAATTGTATTCATTTAAAGATTCAACTTTATCATTAAACTTTTTTAAGTCAACACAATCTTCAAGTTTGATGTCTGGTATTTCTTTTGGTTCATAATACAAAGGGTCATATTTTAAACCTGATAAAAGTTCTGTGTTTTTTATAGTTGGAACATTAACACCCCAATCTTCTAGTTTGTTTATATCCCAAGAATTTGCAAGTATATCCCAATCCCAATCACCATATCCAACATTGTCTTTTATTATGAATTGTTCTACTTGACTATCACTTAAATCTTTAGCTTGTATTATATAAACTTCTTTTAGCTTAAGTTCTTGACAAGCTTTAAATCTCATATTACCACCAAGTATTCCCATTTCTTTATTTACAACAATAGGTCTTAGCTTTAACATCTCTGGAAATTCTCTTATACTTCTTACAAGTTTTTTAAACTTCTCTTTGTTTATACTTCTTGGATTTTCTGTATTTTCAAAGATTGAATTTATTTTAACTTTCTCTATCATAACTATATAACGTATTATTTTAAATTATTTTTCCACTTATAAGAACTTTTTTTTAATTTGATAGTATTCATTAAATCAACTACATCTTCATCTTCAACATCTAAAATTAATTTTACTAAGGGATTTTTTAATTTATCTCTTAGTTTTAAATATTTATCTTCTACATCTATATATTTATTTTCTAAATAATTTGCTCTATCTACATCTTCATAAGGTATCTTAGATTTAAATAAAAATGTTTTTTCAAATTTATCTAAGTTTTTATTATTGCTTTTATACATTGGATAGTTTTTAAGCAAATGAATACAACTTGCGTGATGCATTTTTCTCCCTTGTTTAGTAAAAAATTTTGCAATGTTTTTTAATTTCATAAACAACTTGTCTCTTAATATATAACAAGCCAATGCTCTCATTTCTATCACTTCCCTTTTTCTTGTGTTTTTAAAAATATCTAAACCTGAAAGTCTATTTATTTTTTCACATACTTCTAAAGGGGTTAAATTTTCATCTGAATAATAAGCATCTACAGGTGTAATTAATTCCTTATCTAATCCTTCCATTAATTTGTTCTTAATTTTAGTAAATTATAATATACAATATTTTTATATTGTTTTAATTAAATCAGCAACTATTTTCCAATCTTCGTTTGTACTATTATCTTTGTTTTTATATAACTCACGAAAGGAATTTATAGCATCATTAATTCTTTGTTTTTTTGTTTTATTCTTATTCTTAAAATTTATAGGTAATTTATCTGTTAAATCCCATTCTATTACATTTCTACCTGTAATCTTACATTTTCTATTACCTTTTTCATAAACAACTCCTAACTTTCTCAATTCGGTAAATCTTGCTCGAGATTGACTTATTTGATTTTCTTTAGTAGTCATTATCGAAAACGCTTCACCACTTGTACAAGGTGCAGTTTTTAATATAGCTCTATATACCTCTAATCTTTTTTTTGATAGCAAACCATTTGCTTTTATTTCATTATAACAATCTATTGATGTTTGTCTCGTGTTCATATTTTATTAATTAGTTCTTAGTTTTAACAAGGAATAACATTCAACATATTTTTGTCTTGCTTTACCTTTATATTCTTTAATAAATAATTCATATAATTTTTTAGTGTATTGGTATTTAGTTTGACATTCAGAAAAATACTTTTCTGCAAACCTTTTCCCCTTGCCTTTAAAATAATTTACATTGTCTGCAGTATCACCCATTATCATTTGCTCATAGAAATTATATAAGGCTTCATCTTCACTTATGTCTAGTATTTCTTTATGCTTATAATGGTAATTGTATATTAACGCAGGGAATTGTTTATAATCTTTATCTATACTCACAATCATAACTTCATTTCTTCCAAATTGTTCAGTTAACTTATGCCAATATCTCGCAACCATATCATCCGTTTCAACTCCAAAACCAAATATACTATCATATTGTTGTTTTACATAATTATGCATTGGATGAAGTAATGGTGGGAGTTCTTGTTTTTTTCTATTGGCTTTGTATTTCTTAGTAATAAGTTTTCTAAAGTTTCCTTTTGAACCACTAAACGTAAGAACCTTATCAATAGTGTATCTTTCTTCTAAGTGATTAACTATTTGCATAAATTGTTCATCAAATTTATTTCTTGAATCACTTATATCTGTGTAGAACTTTTCAGAATCAGGTGTTTCTCTTTTTCTATAACAACTTGCAAAGATTAAACTATCTGCATCAACTAATAATATCATATTATAATTTCATTTAATGGTAATAAAATTCCTTGACTCGTGTTATTATCACCACCCTTTACATCTCTTTTAGTGTTGAGGTATTTTCTACATTTATTTTTTAATTCTTTTATTCCAATAAATGTGATGTTTACATTAGAAGTCACAAAACAATAAAAGTCTGCTTTTGATGTAATTATACCACTATCTTTTCCTCGACTAGAATATTCAATAAAAACATTGCCAGTATCTTTTGCTTGGTAATCTGTTTTAACTTCTACTTTTTTGTTGGTTAAAATATCATAAACAAGTTTCTCACCCAATTGACCCAAGTCAAGGTCATATTTAAAATCTGAGTTGTATTCCATTTATGTTTCTTTTCTTATTATTTGCCCTTCTAAGTCAACAATAATATAATTGTGTTCTTTTAATAATTCAATAGCTTTATTAATTTCATTTGCTCTTTGGCGATAGTGGTCAAATATTTCATTTTCAAATGCGTTTACTTTATTCATAATTCTTTCAATGAGTCTTTTATATTATCTAAATACATATCTTGCATCTTTTTATTTTCTTTAACTACTTGATTAATTATAAATGGTAGGTCTTTAAATAATTGGTCTGTATTATACACCAACCATTTTTCTTCATCTACATCTCCAAAACCAAAATACATTTCTCCATCTTGACAATACAAATGATGTGTCTCGTGAATATATGTGTGTTTCTTTGCTAATGCTAATTCTTTTTCTAGTTCTTTTATTCTATCTTTTAAATCTATTTTTTTTAAATCCATCTTGTTATTATTATTGTTAAAGTTAATCCTATAAATGCGATTGCTAAGACCTTTATACTTCCTATGTATTGTCTATCTGAACGTCCTTGTCTTGACCTATATCTTCTTTCTTTTTTCAAAATTCACATTCTTTATCATCTGCATATTCACAAGCTTGTTCATATAAGTCATAATCTTGACTTTCTACCCAATCTGCAAAATTGTTAAACCAATCTATTACTTGTTGTTTATCTTTAATTCTATATCTCATTTGTTAATTTTTTAATTCTATGAATAAAAAGTTTTTGTCTTTTACTTGTTCTTTTAATTGAACCGTTATTATTACATCCGTAATTTGTGGGTCAATATTAGTTAATCTTTCTATCTCTGACTTAATAGAAATTAATGTGTCTGGTGTTATTGTCATACTAAATAGTTTTTTCAAATTGTTTATTATTTAATTTAATATTAAAAAAACCTATCTTAAATTTCTTACTAGAGGATAGTTACTTTTCATTTCCACTAACAATACACTTTCATAATTTTTAAGAAACATTCTCAATGCAGATATTTTACTAAACTACATTTACTAATGATTTAAGTTTTTTTTAATATTTCAATGAACTAATTAATTATACTCAAAGATAAGTATTATTTAGTTATTAACAAAACTTTTAATAACTTATTTTTAAGAAATGTTTAAATTAATACGACTTGCTTGGTTTTCCTTGAGTAAGTAAACATCTTTAAGCAATCTTTTTTTTGTCCACATTGTAGTGTCAGGACAATATTTTTTAATAGGTATTGGCATTTTAAGAGTATTTAACCAATACATAAAGTTTCCTTTTGGGTCATTAACAAAGTAAAGTTTAATAATACTTTTATCTAAATTCATTAAAGAATCATACTTGTCTTTCTCAAGCATTTTTTCTTCATAGTATTTATTTCTAAATTTCATTTCAATAACACAATCAAAACCTTTTGGAGTTTTACCTTTTGCATCATAAATTGAAAAACCTTCACCTGTCCATTCCAATTCCCAACCATCTAAATTAAGAAGTAAAACAACAGCCTTTTCCCATTTATTAATCTTTTTTATTCCCATTATCCCAAATGATATTCAAATCTTTAATCCATTTGTTTATTGTTTTTGGGTTACAGGTGCAGGGTTTATAAAAACTATGCTTGTAATACTGTGCGTGGAGTTTACACACCAATGAAAATTCATCGTTGGATATGACATCGTTTGCTCCCATTCTAAATTTTTCCCAGTCTTTAAAATCTTTTTTTTCAAATTTTACCATCTTTTAATTTTTAACTTATTTAGGCTTTTTCTTCTATTATTACAATTGCACTTAGTTCCTTTAAATGCGTGGTAAGATTCTACTAAATATTTAATACCTGTGTATTTTGTAATGTAATAAATTAAGTTCCCTAATTTCATAATAATTTTTTAAGTTGTTCTTTTACTTTATTATAAGTCCAATAAAGTGAATAGTATTTTATATTAGAGTTTCTTGAAAAATCTGCAATTGACTCACCACTATTTATTATTTCAAAAACCTTTCTATCATACCAATACATTTTAGATAAAGCATTTTGTATTCTATCATTTGTTTCTTTGAAGTTAACTTGATTTTCACAATCTAAATTTAATTCTGCTTTTATATGTGATTGTGGGTCATCAATACTAATCATTTTAATATTTTTAGATTTTCTTTTTAAATCTATAAACAAGCTTTTTAATGTTTTAAATATATAATAATAGTTTATTTCATCTTTATACATAATATTTAAAGTTCCTTTTTCTAATTGAAATTGAATTTTAATATACATTTCTTGAGTTATATCCTCTGCCACAACTCTAGTACATCCAAATGTACACACTATATCAACCCAAGTATCGTGCTTCTTTGCAATTAAAATTAATTTTTCTTCAACCATATTTTTTTAAAGGGTCATATAAGTCATCCACAATAGAGGGTAAACCAATATCATTGACCTCAAAGCTAAAAGTTTCAAAAGCATAACCCCTGCTTCTACCACATCTTACCGTTACCCATTCTTTATTAACCGTGTTTGCTTCTAAAGAAATAACTGTTTCTGCTTTTTTTTCTAAGAAAGAACCTAAATGACCAGTACCTAATTTTGTACTACCAAAATTTTGATGAATTACATTTATAATATGACAATTATACATTGCAGACCATTGCATCAATTTTTGAACAACAGCATTAGATTCTTCTAAACTATTAACATCAGACACAAGGTCGGCAATTCCATCTATAATAACAAGAGATGGAGTATTTATTTTTCTTGATAGATAATATTCAATAAATTCTAAACGTGTCTTATAACCTATTGCACGCAAGCCAAACGTATGGTAAATATTTGAGTCTATATTAGAGTCCATCTCATATACTCGTTTAAACACTTTTTGACAATGCCACGTACCCTGCTCTGTGTCAAAATGAACTAAGTGACCATTCCCTCTATGACCTTTAATATTACCTCCATAGATATTATGACCACTTAAATATACTGAAGCAAGTAATGATATAAAAAAAGTTTTCTTGGTCTTAGGTGGTGCTGTGACAACACTTAAATTTCCATACGTTCCAATCGGAATAGGTAATAAAGAATCACCACTTTTTGTTTTTAATAATTTTTCACCAAAAGATAATGCAACTGGTGGATAATCTATTTTTACTTTTGTGTTAACAAAGCAATCTTCTTCTATAAATTGCATTAACATATTGTGTTCTGTCTGTTTTGTTGTCATTCAATAAAGATATTATTTTTTTTTATGCAAAGAGAATTTTTTGACTCTTATAAAATATTGTTTTCTTGTCTTAGTGTCTGCTAAGATTTGTTTATCTGTTAGTTTTTTCATATAAAAAAAGGGTATGAATTAAAAAACCCATACCCAAATTTAAGTTAGTAAATTTATTTTAGAATGGTAAATCTGATTTTTTGTTTTCTACATAAGCAGATTCAGTTCCTGATATAATATCAAGTTTTTCTTCTTCTCTTTCTGCTAAGGTAATCTTACCAGTATTACCAACTGCATCTTTTATCCAAGCCACTTTTCCATTTCCGAAATACAAAGCTTGTTTTCCTGCTTCTCTTTCTTCTTGTGTTCTACTATCCATAATTCCAACATTATTTCCATAACGTGTTTCATCATTAATAGAAATGGTAAAATTGTACCACACAGCACCATCTTTACCTTTTTTAAATTTCTCTTTTGGCATTTTAGCCACATTGATACTCGCATTAATAATTGCTCCCATATTTATTTTGATTTATTTAGTTACTCTTTTATATTGTTTTATAAGTTATTAATATTATTTTGTAAATCATCTATATCACTAAGTATATTTTGTACTTCTGAAATTCTATAAATTTTATTACTTTCTTTGTTGTTTATCTTATCCATTACTAATGTATAAACCTCATCTAATAATTCTATTTCTTTATTCATAATGTTATTTTTTAAAACTATCTGATTCATCTTCTCCAAAAATTCCTAGCTCGTAGAATCCTGTGAGTTTTAATACTGCTCGACTCATTGCTCTTTTCTCAGCCATCTCGGCAACATACCAAGAACTGCAATTTCCATCTTTAAAGTTACTACCTTTTAATGCACTTCCAAAAGTTTCTATTTTTTTACCTTCTTTAAATGCAATTGCTTTGAATACAGCAAAATTTGGTTCACATTTAATTACATCATAAGTAATATTAATTTGTTCTAATCCTTGTATTTTATCAATACCTTGTCTAGTAATTATTGTAAATTCTTTGTTTCCTAATTTTAAAGAAAAAAAATGTTCATTTTCTAATTTGTATTTGTAATACAATTCTTCTAATTTGTCTTTGTTCATTTTATTGTTGTTTATAAAGTTGATTATTTAATACTTCTATTTGTGCTTCTAAGAAAGTAATTTTAGAAATAAGTGCTTCTATTCTATATTCATACTCCGTTATTAAAGTATCTTTGGTTTGATGGGATTGATTTCGTATCATTACATCCATTGTAAAGTATCTAAGATTGATTTCTTTTCTTCAAGCTCTTTATAAAGTCTAATTTGAGAAAATGCATCTTGAAATAATGCTGCGTGTTGAAGTTGTGTTTCTAAAAGCCGTATCTCAGCTTTTAATGTGTCTTTTTGTGTTATCATTTTGTCTATTTTAATGTTATTTAAATCAAAGATATATAAAATAATGTTAATAAAAAAATAGTAATGCAAAAAAAAAGGTCAATTTACACCGACCCCTTTTTAATTAACAATAAACAAGACAATCAAATATACGCCTTTACATACAATCTACAAAGTTTTTATATCTTTTTATCATATCTTCCAAATCACTATCTGATAATTTTACTATTTGTTGAGCTTTAATATGTAATCTTCTAGCTGTTCCTGTACCAAACTTTTGGTCAAGTTTATTACCAAAAACATACTGCTCACCATATTTAAATACGTTACAGCCACTACATTGTACCTGACAATTTATTTCATCCCAACGTGTTGAGTAATGCCTTCGACTTTGAAAATGTCCATTTTGAAGTTTTTTCCAATGGTCTCGTTTACCACAGGTAAAACAAGTTGAAATTTCATCTATTGAGTTTTTTAATCTAATGTATTGACTAAATATGGTATCTAATTTTTTAACTAATTTACTTCTAGTTAGTTTCTTTGCCATTTAATCTTGATGTTCTAAAAGTGATTTACCAATCTTTACATCTATTTTTTTAATGGTCTTGTATATGTATTTGCTGTTTTTCTTCACTATTAGCTTTTCATTTTTTGTGGAATCTATACCACAATTTGTATATTGATTAGCATCAATTTCTAATAGTCTATCAATTTTTTCTTTGTTTGATAGTGTTTTGTAGTTGTAAATTTTATCTATGATTTCTTGAGAATACATCACTTTAATTTTGATAAATATAAATAAAAGTTTTTTAAAATCAGATAAAAATAATAACTTTAAGTTTTTTTATTAAATATATAGATTAATAATTAATTAAAATTAAAACAAAATAAATCTAAAAAATATATAAAAATAATGCTTTTTGGATTGTATTCTATTTGCTGATAGCTTTAAACTTCTCAACACCTCGTGAACCAAAATAAGCAACATAAGTAGTTATTAAAAGTGATTTAAGTAAATCAATCCATTCAA